GATCCATGCGTAAGAAGCGAAGGAGCCCACCGGCTGCAGCCGAAGCTGCGAGCCGGTGGGGCGCGACGCCATGCGGAACGTGTCGATTGGTTCCAGGGACATCAGTTGAGGGCGTAGATGGGTGCGTCGTCGTACTCAAGCGAGTCGTAGTCCATCTCCTCATCGCGCGCGGCGAAGGAGGGGAGGATCGCCTGGCCGGAGAACCAGCGCCAGAGCACGTACCCGATGAGGATGCCAAAGATCACTTCGGTCTTCATAGCTTTCTAATGCCTTTCTTGAGCTCATCCATCAGAGTTGGATCTGCGGAGGTGCCCAGTAGAACGTCTAGAAGGTCGGTCCGGCGCGTTTTCGCAACGGCCTCCGCCTTTTGAAGAACAGTTAGAATGTGTTGCTTAGTCTCCATGTTACCAGGGAGCGTCATCAACAGTTGCGAACGGATCTGGGCTCCAGAGCCCGAGCCGGTGAGGATGTCTTTCAACGACACCTTTGATGCGGACATCATCTGCATCAAAGGCATCATCTGCATCATCATTGACATCATGTCTGGTTTCACATCTTCTCCAAAATACGAACGCGGGAGTCGACTGCGCTACCGAAGGTCGGCTTCTTTTCCGCCTTGTCTTCGTTAATAGCGCGCTCGAGTTCACGCAACCTAGAAGGAGAAGCGTTCTGCTTAAGCCAGGCCACCAAGGCCGGCCGCTTATCCAGATCCGAGTAGAAAATGTCCACAAACTCCTCGAGGACAGCAGCATTCGCGAGAGGCCGTCGGGGGTCCATCAGATGCTCCGGAGGAGGGTTGAGGTACGCTGCGCCGTAGCGGCGTAGCTCGAGAACACGTCATCGATCTCGCGCTGACCACGCGTCAGTGCGGTGATGAACATGGTAGCGTTCGTAGGGAGGTAGTTGCTAGAGCCGTAACCCTGCACGACCTGCACGGTCTGTGCGGCCTTAACAGAAACGGCACCAGCGAGGACCTCGTTGCCCAGGTTCGCCGGCGTGTAGACGTAGCGGCCAAGGATCTGGTAGGCCGGGAACACCCAAGCCTCCGCCTGGACGTTACCATTGGCGAGCGGCTGGGCGGGGTCCAGAAGGATGTTGTTGTTCATGGTCTGTCCGTCAGCCGTCGACCAGTTGACTGCGAAGCCAACGCTCCCCAGCGAGATCTGGTTGCTGGAGACGATACGGATGTAGAGACCATAAACGGGCTGCTGGCTGATGCCGCTGGTAGCAGCCTTTGCCGACAGCGTAGTGGTGATAGGAGCGCCGGTGCCAGTGACGCTCGCTGCAGCGCCCGTGTACGGCGACGCAACAGGGTAGCTAGCAGCGATCGCAGCGACGACGTCATACGGGCGCGTGCCCGTCGTGGCGTAGTCGGCAGCACGAATGGTCGCATTGCGTGCGGCAACCGAGGGCATGGTGGTGCCCTTGGCGGAGACGGTGTTGATGAGCTTGCGAATCGTAGAAGTGGCGGAGCCGCCGTCTTGCGGCGCGCCTCCGGTAAAGCAGTAGGCCATGGTCATGTTCTCCATTGGAAGTGTGATGATAGAAACGAGCGATTCCGGGGATCCCGAAACGTTGAGTCCAAAGCTGCCGCGATGACGCGGATCTGATCATGGGTAAGAGCTAGTCTCCCCATGTCATCTACGACATGCAGCATCTCATGGATAAGAGCGCGGTTCACGCGCGGGGTGGACGGGGTACACGATCGAAGAGAGATATCTGGACCGTCGTAGTACGTCACGCCGAAGATGCCGTCCTTAGCGAGTGAGGGGTCCTCACTCACCCGGACCGGCATGCCACTTATGTAAAGCGTGGCGCAGGCTCGCATAAAGCTGGGGCCCTCGAGTCAATGCGTAGTAGGTAGCGGTGCACAATCCGGCCACCACGAGTGCGGTGTAGAGGAAGGGCGTCACCACCACCAGGACGTACCTGATAATGGCGAACGTGAGCGCGGCTGCAAGCAGCACACGTGACGTCGTACCATTGAAAGGAAGATGGGCACGAAGCAGATACGCGAGGAGGGCGGCCCCGGCGCAAACCAAGACGCCCCAGCTCAACCAAGAGAGGTCCGTCGCAGCAAGTGCCTCGACAGAGGAGACGGCAGGCGCCGGATGCACAGAGGTGAGAGCAGGGGTGGTAGCG